ACCAGCCGCAACAACGACGGCACCGTCATCGTTTGCAGGTGGGGCAAAAGATACAGGTTCTTCGGCTGGAACACGACGCTTAAACTCAAATCCAAATAAACTCATTTAGTTCTCTCATTGTAATTGTGCAGAATACTATTTATTCTATTAAAAATGCGTGTGCTGAATAGAAGCATTGAAGGCATTGTTTTATTATCTTAGATATAAAAGGGGGGCGTTGCGCCCCCCTTGAGCGATTACTCCCAGTAATCGTAAGCCCAGCTGATGCTATATTCTTCGATCTGATCAGCGCTTGACCAGTCAAGAGAGATCTCACTGATAGCTGTTGGGAAACAACCAACCAGTTTAACAACCTTGAGTGGAGGTCCTTTCTTCGAGTATTGCATAACGGTCAAGTCAACCTTGTACTCGTTGGGGAACGCTCTAAAGTTGGATACGCGCTGGTTCATGATCTCAACCCAACTCTCAACTGCGTTACGAATAACAAATCCTTCGTCGTTCATGACAGTAGTTGACCAGTCACCGTACGATCTCTCTCCAGAGATTTTAATTGTACGGCCACCATATGGAACAGCAATCTGTCCGATAGTCGATGCTGGCAGGCTAGCTGCACGAACATAGAATGGGCTGAAAGGGATCAGCGGTGCCACTCCAGGTGGCGTCGAAATGAACACCTGGAATAGCGACGGTCTTGCAAAATCAACTGTACTAACAACTGATTTAAATGCATTGATATTGAAAGCCATTTATAACTCTCCTAATTAAAACTTGCCGACGATTTCGTCGAATGCAATACCAGTTCTTACAGCAACAAAGTTTAGCTGGATGAAGTTGATCGACTTAGCTGGCTTGACATAAATGTCGCCAACAAACTCGTTACGATCAATCACTTCGCCAGTGTTATTTGTTTCATCGCAGACCACTCTGTAGTCGTAGATACCTCTTCTACCCTGAACATCACGTAGGAATGGCTCTACTAACGACACGAACTGTGCTCTAGTGAATTCGTCGTTGAATTCGAATAGAGAAGACTTAGCTGCAATAGCGATTGCTTTTTCAAGGGTGATAAACAAACGTCTTACGTTAATTCTATCAAATGCACTTGGTCTTGCAAGAGCAGTCTTGTCGCCAAATAGAACAGTACCTTGGCCTGGGAATGTAGCAACTGGGTTAACTCCATTCTTATATAGGACGTCTCTCTCAGCCAGTTCTGGGTTCCATGCTAGCTTAACAATGTTCTTAATCTGACCACGATTGAAACCAGCTGGTGAGAACCAAGGATCTCTAGTTGCATCGGTACGTACACATAGACCAGCAATATCACCGTTCAGAGGAATCCAACGGAAGATGTCGTTATACTTATCGTACTGATACTTGTAGCCTGAGTCGATAACTAAGTATGAAGAAGAACGTAGAGAGTTTCTAAACGTCACAACATCGTCTTCTTCGTCACCGGCGTTGTTATTAACGACGTCAGCTCTGTCTGGCGATGTAAGAACGATACAATCTTTTCTTGTCTCAGCAATGTTGTCTACCAGGTAGTTGGTGACTTGTTCACCGTTAACACCACCACGGGATTTACCAACCATCACTAGCGAAACATCAACACTCTCTGCTGATTTGAATAGGTCATATCCTCTTAGGACCGTAGCTACAGATACGTCAGCTTCACCCTTACCGTCCGAACCACCAGCAAATGAAAGAGTAAGAGGCTTGGTATCAAGTGATGTGATGTTGACAGCGGTGTTAGATTCTGCACCTGCTCTGTCATTAGCCCACCAAACGTAACGGCTGGTGTCGTTGATAACATTTTTGTAGTAGTTAGTTGCTCCGTCTTCAGTCTTAGCGTCAGAAGCTCTTGAAACTCCCTTATATACTTCAAGGATTGTTCCAGGAACACCTGAAAACTTACCATCTTCGTCAGCAACAACCACGTGTAATTCATCCACTGCAACTACATTACCCTGTGCTGCTTGGTAAGCAGAAACTCCTGGAGCAACGTCAACTGTGTTGAAGTATTCCCAGTGTCTTGTCACCGTGTTCGCATCATAGTTCACAGCAAGCTGATAGTTATTATCAAGCTGAGCAGTGAAGAATCTATGAGTAGAGTTAGCAAATGATGTGTTGGTACCCATAGCTTCTGGAAGGCTAGTAATCTTTAGATACTGCTTACCAATTGAGTTATTACCAACTTCGATGATGTCGTTAACACTTAGCGAGCTAAGAACGGTAGACATACGGGCATTAGCTTCGTTCAAAGTACCTGTAGCGCTGTTAGCAACAGAAACAACAGCAACGTTTGAACCAACTGTTAACGAGATCGAAGCTAATTCTAGGTTAGCATCCGCACCGTCAATAGCGATTGTGCTGCTAAAAGCATTCGCGCTATCACATACAGAAACTTTGAGCGAGTTACCTAGTTCACCTGGATATCTAGCTACGTATATAACATCTGTATCGCCGAACGTAACACTCTCATAAACGTCTTCGTTTTTAACTGTGTATGTTTGAACGTCTACAACAGAACCAGTATTTGCAATAGCGGAAATAGCTCCGTTTGCAGGATCTGTTGTGTTAGCTGCTCTAACTACGTACAGGGCGTTACCGTACGCTAAAAAGTTTGCAGCTGTAAAAAATGTTTCAGGGTTGTGGTTTGTAGGTTTACCAAACTTTGAAACTAATTCGATTTCTGAACTGACCAGGGTTCTTTTTTCAACAGGACCCCATTTAAATACACCAGCAACAGCTCCAACAGATGAAGACACTGCTGGGACAACTGTAGTCAGGTCAATTTCAGATACATTTACGCCAGGACTAACTTGAAATGCCATTTTTTTCTCCTATGGGCAAGAGTTTCTTTATATTTATAAATTAATTATTTCCGACGAATTGGCTGTATTTTTCCATACGAGCTTTGACCTCATCATCGGGAAATAGGAGCTGGTTTAGTACATCTCTGGTTACTGGAAGCACCTCTGGTTCTGGTTGCCCATCATCATACATTCCAAAAGGTAGCATTTCATCGTCTAAGGCTCTTTGCTTTTCAAGCAAAATTCTCTGTCTAATATCAAGGTTGCTAATTTCTTTAATAAACTGCTGCGTCATTAACCAACCAAAAAGCACACCACACATTGCCAAGTCATCATTGCCGTCTTCGGCCTTGTAGGTATCTCCAATTGCAACAAAGCGGTATAACTCGGCTATGAGATCCATATCCATGAGCTCAACTTTGTCGTTCTCAACAAGGGTCTTAAAGTTACTACATCCAATCTTTTTTGTAGACTTTGTAGTTCTGAGTCCCTTGGTAGAGCTTTGTCTAAATCCCTGCGAAACTTCTGTCATTCCATTTGGGGATTTTTGCGTATATAAAATATTTTCGTATTCCAGGTCCTCGTGCAGAATATCAACCACCTGCTGACCAAGATCGTTGATCTCTACTAGTGCGTAGCAGTGGTTATATCTCTTGCAGGTAGAATAAACAACCTCTGGAAACAGTAGTGTTGATATTTGGTTGTTTCGATACACCGCTGCTACTTTATAGGGTGATTCTGTTATATCCCACACCACAAATGCCGAGAAGTCACCCCCAAGTCCTCTTGATACATCAACTGTCATTGCATACAGGCGACTCTGATCTGGCTCAAGATACACTTTGAGATTTGAGTTTTGTTGGACCGGTGGGTGGAAAACAAGCCTACGAAGAACTTCTGGCGAGATAAGAGTGTTAGATGATCCAAGGAATTCGCAATTGTGTGATACGATGTCGTTGGTAAACAACTCACTGCTTTGTCCAACATCAAACAAATCGTAAAGGTAGGCTGGCTCATTTACATACTCACTGTAAACAACAACATCTAACCCTTTCTTTGTTTGTATGCGATCACCATTTGCTAAGGTACTTGCATGTACAAAATTTCCACTTTCATTTTTTACTGGGTGTTTGATCGAACACTTCAGCTCCAGTCCAGAAAATGTTATTATGTGCCAATAGCAATCCCTGTATATTCTCTGCATTCCAGTAAAGGATTTCATCCCGTCCGGAGTTTCTACCAAGATACCATTGTTTCCTATAACCTGACAAACTTCACGCATTTGCTGACGACCTCTCCTGGGTTTGATAAAAATTCATCATGATCAACTCTTAAAATATCAAAATGCTTATACTCAAAAAGGAAGCTGTCCCTGATTTTATCTTTATCCTCGGTGTGGTAACGCTTGCAGTCATATTCAATGTTTTTTGATCCGACTACAAAATCTAACCTGTATTGTGTTTTATTAATTGATTGATTCACATTATAATATTGTTTTGTTGACACCACTCTTTCACCATTTAGCTCAGCAAATTTGCAGGATTTTCTTTCATCCGGTGTTAACTCAGAATATATCATCCAAAAAAGTTTTTGGCTTATTTTACTGTAACCACCTGTTCTTGTATATTTACTATTGATACATTTGGAACATACTTGTTTACCTTTGTATGATCCATAACCAGTGTCGAAAGTGCTGAAAGAAAGTCTGCGGTTACAGTTTACACAATGCTTATTGGCATTTGGGTACAACAAATCAAAACATCTCTTAGTTATCTTTTCCGTCGTATTGTTGTTGTAATTATTAATTGAATGGGTCAGGTTGTCTTCTATTTTTACTGCTGCCGGAAAGCCCTGATTTCTTATTTGCTTTAGTCTAATTATGTAATCTATAGTTTCTTGCAAGCTGTACAATACCCTAGCTCTCACCCATCCATACAAACTTGCTCTGCGTTTTACTTCACATGCATGTATTGCATATTTGTCAAGAATCACAAAAAAAGGAATCCCTGTCTCATAGTCTAGCCTAATTTCATCATTTTTTACGTATGATTTGAAATAATCAGATTTAATATCCCTTGTGTAAATCTTCCCATGTTTTGACTTTGTCTCTATTTTCACTTACTAATGTCTCCCACAGTTGTTCAGCTGTCAGCTTGCCATGTGAAGTATTTATAATAGTGTCGCTTGCAAAACTCTCAAACTCTTGCCTAAACTGCTCCTTGGATGTGTTCCTGATTGTTTCTTCTTTCCAGGCTTCATCTCTGCCAGGAACATCTGACCAATGAACATCAATTCGCTTGTACGAGTTTCTTTCGTTTTCACTATCGACCCATAGTTTGTAGAACAAATTCAAACCATTTGGCGTCGATGTGATAAGAACCTTGGTAGTTGTACCAGAAGAAATGGTAGGATAAACAGACGAGAAGAAGTCTTCCTGGATGTTGTTTGGAACGAACGCAAATTCGTCTAGATAGACAAAGTTTTGAGATGTACCACGAATTGCGCTTGATGCTGTCGAGCTAGCAATAATCTTTGATCCGTTTTCAAGCCAAATGTCTTTTTTGTTCCACTCGACGATACCTTGCTGCAGCCATCTCGGTAGGTGTTCGTACGCAAGCTGGATTCTTCCAAGAATTTCCTGTGCTTGCTTTTCTTTGTTAGCAAGAATAGCTGTGGAATAGTTTTCGTTGAAGAGAGCTGCGTGTAGAATAATACCAACAACAATGGTGGTCTTACCAACCTGACGAGGCATTTTACAGATAACAAAACGCTCTTTCTCGTACAACCTTACAATGTCTTTTTGGTACTCGTAAGGCTTAAACTGGATAAGACCACGATCAACGTGAACGATCTTCACGTAGTTTTCAATGAAGTAAATCGGATCCCTTGCACACTTAACGTATTCTTGGATCTCTTGCTTAGTAAACTCTACAGCAACATCAGACTTTTTTAAGTTCTTATTGCCGAGATAGTTATCAGTCTTGTTGCTCATCAGTTTTCTTTAGTAGTTTCTGTAGCTCTGCTGTAGATCCAACAAATAGATTGTTATTGATTGTTTTGGCAGAATTGTTGCCGTCCATGTTTTCAATCTCTTTAGTCTTCTTTGCAATCTCAAGTAGGTCTTTGTTCGCTTCTGCAACAGTTTTGATGAGTGACGCAACAACTTCAAATGCGCGTGGCTGCTGTGATTGTTGTGCAATCTGGAGAAGAGCCTCAAGGGCTTCATTGCCCTTGTCAATAACCCCAATTAAATTCTCTCTAGCATGCTGATAGTCGTCCTCGACATGAACCTCCCCCTTCTCTAGCGGAGGAAGTATTTCTGTCATGGGAACAAGATCAAGAGCGTTAGCTATTGGGTCACTGGTTGTAGAATTGTTCGATTGTTTGGGTGATTGAGTAGTCATCTTCTGCTGTAATCTCACTTAATGATTTGCCTGTAACAAACGGCTGTGTTGTAATAACATCGTACAGCTGTGTATTTGCCACGGCGTCATCCATAGGAACATTGGTACCAACGTTGAACAGATTAATATAGCTTGTTTTAATAGTTCTTTGTTTTCTAGTTGGACCGAATATGAACCCCTTCATCGTAAAGGTGAGGGTCCAAATGAGAGCTCGTCTTTCTGTGAAGCTTCCTTCGTATGTATCTTCGCACGATACATTATTGATAATAACAGGAACATCATACTTGTGCTGCATCGTATGATCCAGATTCAGAGTAGCTGTCCAATCAGGAGTAAAGTATGGTAGAATTTGCTCAAGAATTCTCGTACCGTCTTCTGCTTGCTTTACCATGATATAAAGACTGAACGTCATATCATACGGTACAGGCATGTATTGATATGCCAGTCTGTTTGAGTTGGATGAGTCTATCGCAGCCATCTTATTGATGGTTGGCAGCTTGCGTTCTGGTGCGTATGAAATACTTGTCATCTCAAAAGCCATCCTTGGCAGCTGGATGGCGACTTGTTTATTTAACTCTGGATCTTGAGTAAGACGAGTCAAAAACTTTTGTTTTGGTCCATACGAAATAGGCACCTTGATAGTTTGGGTGTTGTCGACTCCATTATTCTTGAGGATGTATACCT